CAGCACGCAATCCCATTTTGCTTCCGGGTGAAATCGGTTTTGAAACCGATACGGGCAATCAAAAGATTGGTAACGGAGTAGAAGGCTGGAATAAGTTGCATTACTACGGTTCACCGGGTCACTGGGGAGAGTTTTCAAGTAATGCAAATCAAAGCGCCACCGCAAACACACCTACTGAAGTCACTTTCACCAATACTGATCCCAACGGTAATGGTGTGCGAATAGAACTCAATAGTCGTATTACTGTCGACAATCCCGGCGTCTATGTATTTGAATTTAATTTGCAGCTATCAAACGCAGACACTCAAATTCATGACGCTCATTTTTGGTTGAGAATCAATAACAGCGGCAGTGATGGAGACGTTCCTTTAACCACTACGGCTGTCAGTGTTATTGAGTCGCATGGCGGAGTTCCCGGAAACAATAATTTATTGATCGATCACACGCTTGTTTTGGAGACTGAAGATTACGTGGAACTGATTTGGGCGCCAAGCGATGCAAATATTATTTTGCAAGCGGGTGCTGCAATCACAGATCCTTACACCCGCCCATCGCGACCTAGCGTTGTCTTAAACGTGTACCAAGTCGCTGCTGCTTAAACATGGCTGATACCGTCCGCGAAAAGATCTTGCTACGCATGAAGAGCAATCTTGATGCGATCACCACAGCAACGATTTACCGCTCACGTGTTGAGCCTTTGGCACGCGGCGAAGTGCCAGCAATCATTATTGAGCCTGTTAATGACCAGCCTGTAGATACCAACTTCTTCGACAAGCTTGATTTCACGATGCGGGTAAGGGTGACGACCCTTGTTCGCGCTGCTCTGCCTGATGACAACTCGGATGCATTTACGCAGCTTGTGCATTCCAAGCTGATGGCAGATCAAACCTGCAACGGCAACGCTCTTGACTTGACACCTGATCGGACAGAGTTCAGCCTGTATGAAGCCGACATACCTTTGGGTGTCGTCACACAAGATTATTTAGTGCGTTATCGCACTAGCAGAACTGACCTAACTAGCAACTGACATCATGGCTAAAATCAGTAAGGAAGTTCCCAATCCCGGCGCGGGCGGCAGTTATTTGTTTGACCCAAAAACTGGGAAACTTACACTGATTACAGAACCACCCGCTCCCACTGACAATGGCACTAACCCGGAAGAAATTCCTGATCGCGAAGATTGAATCAACTTACGGGACGGATCCAACTCCCGTCGGTGGTTCTGACGCTGTTCAGGTCACCAACCTTGAGGTGACTCCTATTGAGTCTGACAACGTTCAGGCTGCAGCTTTCCAAGGTTTTCTAGGCAATAGCACCCGTGCAACCCTGGTTGCCAACAAGCGTGTGAGCGTCACCTTCGACGTGGAGCTTGCTGGTTCCGGGACTGCTGGTACTGCACCTGCATTTGGCCCGTTGCTCAAGTCCTGCGGTCTGAGTGAAACCACTGTTGCCGACACCAGCGTTACCTATGCGCCTGTCAGCAGCAGCTTTGATTCGGCAACGATCTACTGCTTCTACGACGGCACCCGCCACAAGATCACTGGCGCACGTGGCTCGGTGAGCTTCAACTTCACCGCCGGTCAGTTTGCTGTTGCCAGCTTCAACTTCATCGGCATCTTCAACGATCCTGACGACACTGCACTGTCCGGCACCTTCACTGTTGCCAACCAAGCTGCAGCGCTGGAAGTCAACGACACCAACCTGACCACGGCCACCTTCTTCGGTGAAACCAGCCAGCGCATTGAGTCGTTTGATCTTGCTCTTAACAACGAACTGGTCTACAAGGAGACTGCTTCCAGCAAAGAAGTGCTGATCACCAACCGTGCTGTTGGCGGTACTGCCGTGATCGAGGCCCCTGCTGTTGGGACCACTGATTACTTCGCTGATGCGATTGGCGTCTCGACTGCGTCTAGCAGCATGGTGTTGGGTGCAACCGGTGGCAACATCGTCACCCTGACTGCAGCTCAAACGGATGTTACCGGAGTATCCTACGGTGATACCAACGGCGTCATCTCGCTGTCCATGCCTTACCTGGCTCTGCCAACCACGGCTGGAAACAACGAGCTATCGCTAGCTTTCACCTGATTCTGCGTGGCATTCGTCCTCAAGAAGACTGCTTCCTACAAGTGGGAAGTCAAGGTTGAAGTCCCTGTTGACGGCAACCAGTTTGAAACCCAAGCGTTTGAAGCAGTCTTCAAGAAGATCAGCCGTTCAGCGTTCAATGATCTCGTCGATAAGGGTGATGATGCCCTTGTTGGCGAGATTTTGCTTGGCTGGGAAGGCATCAACGACGAGGCTGGTAAGCCTGTGCCTTTTACCGAGAAAAACAAAAAGCAGCTTTGCGATGACCCCTATGTGTTGCGTGGCTTGATCGAGGCATACGCAAACAGCGTCACTGGGGTGACGGCAAAAAACTAAAAGACGCCGCTAGGTACTGGGCCAAGGGCGGCGTAGTTGACGAGAGAGAGGCTGACCTAAAAGCATTAGGTGCCAGCCCTGAGCAGATTGCTGCAGCCCGTCTGGAGGCTGTTGAGCAGGACTGTGAGGTGTGGGAAGAGAATTGGGAAACTGTGTTGATGTTTGTGCGAATGTCGACGCAATGGAATACGAGCATGGCTGGGCTTACGGGATTGAACTACCCGAGTCTTGAATGGCTCTGTAAGCTGTATTCAGTCAAGGATCCTGTCGCTTTATTTGAAGGCGTACAGGTGATGGAAACGACGGCGCTGTCGGTCCTAAACGCGGAACGCAAATGAGCATCACCTCTGAGATCAGGCTAAGGATCAAAAAAGAAGGTGATGTTGCGCTGAATCAGCTAAGCGCAAAGCTGAATGATGTTGCTTCGCGTTCTGTTGTATCAAATAAAAAGTTTAAAGATCTTGCGACAACTCTTAGAAATAACGACAATCAAATTAAAACAAAAAGCATTAATGCACTGAATGATTACAGCCGCGCTTGGCGTGAACTGGCAAATAGTGTTGATGTAACTAGCAGGGAATTTAAAGAAGCAACCAGAGAGGCCCAACGCTTCGAGCGTCAAGCATCTAAGGCCCAGGGTCGGCGTCGTACTGGTGGGGCAGGTGGTGCGTTAGCTGCGGTTGGTTCTGCTGGTCTGTTGGGACCTGAAGCGCTCATAGGTGCTGCTGCAGGTTTGCCGTTTGGCATGCCCTTGGCAGGTGCTGCAATTGGTAGCACTGTTGTTGCTCCAGCCAGAAGATTTGCAGGTCAAGCAGCAGAGCAAGTTGCTGACATCAAGCGCTTTCAGATTGCGCTAGCTGGGGTCAGTGATGATCTTGATGATTACAACAAAAGCATCAGTGCAGTTGCTGAGGCGCAAAAAACATTCTTGTTGCCGCTTGATCAGGCGACTAGGCAGTACACAAGGCTGAAAGCGAGTGTCCGTGGTGCAGGTCTTACAACTGAAGACACCACAAAAGTTTTTAACGGTATCTCGGCTGCAATCATTGCAACTGGTGGTAGTGCCGAAGACCTTAGTTCAGCATTGGTTGCAACTAGCCAAGTTTTCTCAAAAGGCAAGGTAAGCGCCGAGGAACTTCGCCAACAGATCGGTGAACGTTTGCCGGGTGCATTTACGATCTTTGCTCAATCGATTGGGAAGACGCCAGCACAGCTCGATAAGGCCCTTGAAGATGGCAAGGTCAGCTTGGATGATTTCCTTACTTTTGCCGAGGAGCTTTCAGATCGTTATGCAGTAAGTGTTGAGCAGCTTGCTACAGCACCAGAAAACGCCGGAAAACGATTGCAAGTTGCATTGACTGCGGCAATTGTCAATTACGGCGGCTTCTTTCAAAAGGTTGGCGCTTTTCTTCAGGACAACACAACTGATACTCTTAATTGGCTGTCACGGAATGATCGATTAGTCAAAGAATATGTCACCAGCTGGGTTAATGCTGGTCGAAATATTGCGCTTGTTTTTACAAAAATTGGTGGTGCGTTTGCCCGCATGATCAAACGTTTGTATGACTTGATGCAATACAACCCAGGTGTTGCGCTGGCAAATCAATTAAGAAAAGCACTTTTTGGTGCATTGGGCGCAGGTGAAGACAAATACACTCCTGAGGATTTATTTGGTCAAGGTTTTGATTTTAAATTTGGGACGGGTCTAGGAGACAAGCCTCTGCCAACCGGCGGTGAAGATGACGAAGATGGCAAGAAGAAAAAGATGCGCACGTCAAGCGAAGAGATGCTTGCGTTGGCTGAACG